TACGCGAGCGGCGCTCTCGTAAGCTGCCGAAAAGTCGGATCTAAAAACTGGGGCAACAAGAGCAAGGCGACATGAGCGACTTACGCAAATGGTTTGCTCAAAACGGTGGCAAGGGCTGGATCGATTGCAAAACGGGCAAGCCTTGCGGACGAAAGAACAGGACGACCAGCAAACGGGGATACCCTGCGTGTCGCCCAACTAAGGCGAAGTGCAACAGCGCGGCGAAAAAGAAGACAAGCTCGAAGCGCGTATCATGGAAGAAGGGAAAGAAGTAATGCCACAGGTCGGAAACAAAAAGTATCCGTACACACAGGCGGGTAAAGCCGCCGCCGCAAAAGCGGCAAGGAAATCTGGCAAGCCTCCTGTGCGTAAAGCATCCGCATCTAGGAGGGGAAAACCAATGAGCAGGCGGAGCTATTAAGTTTGCTACTGCATTTCCCATCTGTCTCCGATCTCGACCGCCAATTCGAGGAACTCGAGCGCCAGAAGCAGATGATCACCTTGCAGCGCGAAAGGATTGAAGAACGTGAAGTCGAAAGAAGTAAAGAAGCTCGGCAAGCAAACCCAAACGGGCAACATGCAGCACCGAGATTGTCCCTGCACTCAGAAATAGGAGAGCCCATCATGGCTATGCCGACCAAGAAAATCCACACCCAAGCCACACTAGGCGGAAAGAAAAAGGGGAAATAACCATCACCGTTAAACGCAAGATCAAAGACATCATCGCGTTATCGGAAAGCAAAGGATGGGAACACGTAAACATCGTGATGAAGGACGAGATACTACAACTCGCCCTTCTCATGTCTCGCAAAGCGGACATGACCCAACAGCAGATGGATTTCCAGCGAGGAGCAATCTGGGCAGCAGAGCAAATGCTTAACCTGCCCGAACGTCTCGTCCAGCAAATGCAGGGCGATTTAGCACTTGAAGAAAGCACGAGCCGCCAAGGCCGCTCAGAAGGAGAATAAAATGGCTATTGATCCCAGAGCCGAAGAGCAAGTCGCTCGCATTGCCGCACAACAATTAGGTGCCGCACCCCAGCCCGCACAGGCTGCACCCCCACCTAAAGATGCACCCACAACACCGCAGGAGCAGGCGGCAGAGGTTGCATCCCCGCAAACCGAGGGAGACCGTCAGGCCGAAGAGGCTGTTATGTACTCGATCAAGTTTGGAGACGAGGAGCGCAGGCTTTCTCCCCAGCAAATCGCAGGCACGTACGACCGCTATCGCGACCTTAACCACAAGCAAGCTCTGATGAAGCCTGTCAACGCTCTCGCTGAGAAACTGATGGACGTGACCAAGGGCAACCCCGAGCAGGTCGCGAAGCTCATGGCTGCATCCGTTGACGCTTATACTAAGAGCCCGCAGATGGGACGCCAGCGAGCGCCTACTGAGGGCGCTGCTCAAGGCGGAGATCAAACGGGCACACCGTCAGACTACGCCGCCAAGATGAATGAAGAGTGGCAAAAATACGAAGACGACAACGCCATTTCCTTACCCCCAGGGTTTAGGGAAAGCATGGAACGCATGTCTCGCATGGAACAACAGATGGGACAGCAAATGCAAATGATGCAGGGCGTTATGAATAACGCGCAGGCTGCCGCCCAATCGGGCAACAACTCACGAGACGCAGCAATCGCCTCTCGTGACCAAGTTATTGCTCAAACCATCTCCAACAACCTCGACCGAGCGCAACAGGAAGCTGGCCTTCCTGACGAGGCAGCCGCCGACTTCGCCTCTTTCATCGGCGAGCGTGGCTTTGACCGCAATGACTTCTCCGACTACGACCTCACCCGCCGCGTGGTGGATGACTTTAAGCGGATGAAGGACACGCCTCAATTCGAGCAACTCAAGAATACAGCGGCTCGGCGCGAGGCATACCTCACCGCTCAATCGGGCGGGCCAACCTCAAGCATGGCTGCCTCGGGCGGCGATGATACACTCGCTCGTCTTGCTTCGCGAGCAATGAATAGAGGATGATATGGAACCGTGGACTTTGTTTTTCTGGGTTATCTTCGCCAACGGACAGCAGGTCTTTGGCGAGAATGACGAAAAGTTTGAAACAAAGTCCGCGTGTTACCTTGTGGCTCAAGAGAAAGCACAAGCCTTACAGATTGAACTATGGCAGCAAACAGGTATGCCCGTTCAAGTCCGCCATCGTTGCGCCCTAAACGACACCCCCACATAAAAAGAATAACAGGGACGACCGCCCTGCAAAAATAAGTATTCTGGTCATCAATATCGGTGAGCGCCAAGGCTCTCGTGAAGTCGATGTTAAACAGGAATACGATTTATCCCGCGTGAAATTCCGCGAGGCTTCTGACGTTCCAACCAAAATTAAACCCTATCCGAAGGAGGATTAGCAATGACTGCTATCCAAGGACTACGGGGCACAGGTACGTTTAGCACGGACTTCCGCCCAAAGAATTATCGCGAATTATACAGTCTTCTTGAGCCAAATGGCAGCGCACCTTTGCAGGCATTGCTTGCAATGACGAACTCGGAAGCAACCGATGACCCCGAGTACAAAAACTTTCGTGACGAGCTTCCTGCTCGTACCCTGCAAGTAAACGGAGCACTGAGCAACTCAGCGACTACGATTACTGTAGACGCTGGTGCTGACAACTTGTTCGCGGTGGCTGGTACAATCGTTGTGAACTCGCTGACTAACGAAGTCATGCGGTGTACCGCAGACAGTGGCGCGACAACCTTGACGGTTGAACGTGGCATTGGCGGTGGCGCGGCTGCGATTGCCGATGATACCAAACTGTATATCGCTGGCACGGCACATGCGGAAGGCACAGGCTCTCCAACTGGCGTATCATTTGATGCGACTGTAGCCTCGAACTACACTCAAATCTTCAAAACCGCCTTCACCGTCACCAACACATTGAAGGCCACAAACCTTCGTACTGGTGACAAAGAAGACGAGATGGCGACTAAAGCTCTCAAGATGCACATGATGGACATCGAAAGAGCGATGCTATTTGGCAAAAAAGCCGAAAGCAACGGCTCGACAGCCCAGCCACTTCGTTACACTGGCGGCCTCGTCAACACCTTGTCCAGCGTGATTGATCGCTCAACAGCGTCAAACACAATGACAGAGGATCAATTCGACCGCGCATTGGTCGAGGACATCTTCGCATTCGGCTCCAAACAGAAGCTCATGTTCTGTGGTGCCAAAGTTGCGGGACACCTTCAAAAGTTCGGTAAAGACCGTTGGTCTCCAACCGTTGTCGAAGGAAGCTACGGCGTAAGCCTTTCGTCCTACTCGACATTTGCTGGTGACTTGATGGTTCATCTTCACCCGCAGTTCCGTCAAGTCCCTGGAATGGACACGGCGGCAATCATCATTGACTTCCCTTACGTCAAGTATCGCTACCTCGACGGTCGCGACACAAATCTTGAGCGTGATCTGCAAGCCAATGACGCTGACAGCGTGAAGCATCAGTACATTTCTGAGTGCGGCCTCGAGCTAACTCAGGACAAGGTTCACACTTACATCAAAAACTGGAACCTAGTCGCTTAATTACCAGAGCAATACCAAAGAGGGGGGCTGCGCTTATGCGCGGCCCTTTTCGTTTGGGACGACTGAGAACCAAAAAACATTGATAAAAGTCCCACACAAAACAGGAGCAAAGTAATGGCAAGAAAAAGAGCCCGCACGAGCACAGGAAGTTTTATCGCTGACGATCCCGCCACCCCCGAGAACGAGGCGTACGTTGACGAGAAGCCAAAGACTAAAAAGAAGAAAGCATCCGCCACAGTCAGATACGCGACAGTAAACGAAGAGAACGGCGTCTTTGACCTTCGTTGTGGTGAGGAGCGTTTTTCTGGCGCGTGGGATTTAAACCGCGAGCGTGTGCAATGGGACGTTCCTGCTGAGTACAAAAAAGCAATGTCGGGCCATCATCTCGTTTGGTCAGGCCGCATCATGGAAATTGAGGAAGAGTAACAATGGCTGAACTGAGCGTCCAAAAACCTTTTGCTGCGGGTACGGGAAACTTTACCCCACTCGAGAACCTTGTGCGCTCGGCTCTTGTTCGGGCGGGTAACTTTAGCCCGTCCCGCATCGACGGCGAAGTGATGATGATGATGATCGAACTCGCAAACCGAGTGGTCGAGGACGTTCGCCAGCACCCTTACTGGACGGGCGGCGATATCGACTATTACGCTGACATCACCCAAAGCCGCGCTATCCCTGACATGATTATGATTGACGGGCTGACCGCTCATTATTTCATTCAGCAGGGCTCGGAGAAAGCTATGGTCTTCTTGCAGCTTTACCAAGCCGGAATGAACAACATCCTTCACGAGCGAGCGAACGGCAACAAAGCGTACACCCGCATGATCACAGACGGTGGCTCAAACAAATCCTACGCACCCGTTACCACAGAAAAGGCGTACTAAATGGGTCGCCTTACATACTCTCCAATCGCAGTAAAGTCTGTCTCGAAGACCTACTATGGCTTTCGGGGCATTGACCGTTCTCGTGACATTACTGCACTCGAGACAGAGGAAGACCAAAACTTTTGGGAACTTAAAAATTGCTACGTGGATTACCGAGGGCAGCTAATCCGCGACCCCGCATTCTTTCTACACAAAAGCTCGAGCCGCTTTCCCGTCAAGGCTCTGCGCTTCTACAGCCGAGAGGGCGTTGTCTACGCCGAGACAGACGCAGCCGCTACGCACTTACGATCCGACCGAGACCACGTTGTCTTGAGCGCATACGACAAAGACGCTGTTGTTCACATGACCAACTTTAAGGGTCAGGTGCATATTTTTTCTCTCGACACCAAAATGTTCAGGTATGACGGGTTTCAGTTCTCGACATCCACTGCCTCGATCAAGCCAGCTTTCGGCGTTCCCATCCAGCGCCGCCTTGCGGTCGCAGGCTTTAAGGACAGGCCGACCACCATAGAGTTTAGCCGCGTTGATAACCCAGACATTTTTCTTGAGGAAGAGGCCACCACCGCAGAGGTAACACGGGCCGCCTTTATCGACATCTCGAACTTGATCGGCACTGCTGACCAGATCATCGGGCTGGGTACATTCGAGGCCAACCGCCTTGCCGTGTTTACGCAAGACCAAACGCTCGTTTACATCATCGACCCCAGCTTCGAGGAATGGCAACTCGACAGCCGAGCCAACCTTCGTATCGGGTGCATCTCTCACGGTACGATCATCAACGCTGGCTCCGACCTGCTGTTCTGTTCTCGCCGAGGCATTCACTCGATTATGCGTAACGAGACAAACGGGCTGACCATTGCGGAAGCCTCTCTGTCTGACGAGATCGAGCCGCTATACCAAGAGCTAGTGCGTACCACACCTGACCCCACAACGATCTCGGCGGTATTTGACCCTGACGAGCAGACTTACCATGTATTCTTCCCACGAGCGGGTGGCAGGTTTACACAACGCCTCTCGATGAACTTCCGCTCGGGCTACGAGATGGTGAACTTCCAGCTAGGCGACACGCTCCTCCCGAGATGTGGCACGTTCTTGGGCGGTCGCCTCATGTTCGGAACGTCAGACGGCGTTTACGAAAGTACGAGCCGAACTTTTGTGCAAGACACGGGCCTGTCTGACCTCCGCCGATCTCCAATGGTTGCTGAAACTCCTGTCCTTTGGTTGGGCGATTTTATTGGCAACAAGCGGACGCATACTTTCGTAATCCAAGCAACGGGTAGCGGCAGGTTTTTTATAGATTTCACCGACGAAGACGGGCGTGATATGCACTCTATTGAGGTCGTGCTTGATCGCATAGATGGCGACGAACGCTGGGGTGACGCGCCGCTCAAGCAAGACTTTACTTTCCCATTTAACCACACGTTCCGAGGCGTCAGAATGCGCTTTCGGACAGAAGAAAAAGACGTTGATAGCGATGTCACGATGATCTCGTTCGCGTTCCTCATGCACAAGGAGAAATAGAATGGCTCGCCTCAAGGTACTGTACCCTGGAAATCATACAAGCTCTGGCAATATTGGTGCTGATATTGAGAATATCGTTCGCTACCTAAACGCCACAGAGCTTGGAGAAAACACCCTCGCGGAGCTTGTCAAAATACTGTTCGACAGCACTGGCAAATTAGTTGCGCCTCTCGAGTTACGAAACGACAGCATTAACGGGCTGCAATATCGCATCGGCACCTACACGGAAGCCGAGCAGGGCTGGACAACTCTTGCGTCAGTCGCAGAATTGCGCGGTGTGTCAGGCTCGGATGTGGGCACAATCGGCTCTCCCCTGTTTTCTGGTCGAGAAGATCATGTCGTCAATGCAACTGTCAGCGGCTCGATCCCTTATCCAACAGGGACAACCGTGTTTTCTTTTGTCCACGAAGCGCAGGACGCCATCGTTGTTTACATTAACGGCGCTCTCCAAGCGGAGACGACCTTTACGAGTAGCGACACCGCAAACACGGTAACGCTTGGGTCGGCGACATCAGCGAACGATCTGGTCACTATTTACAAAGTGCAAAGTGCAAACGATAGCGGTTACACCCGATCAGACGTTATTGCCGCCGCAGCGCAAGCGGTGTTCCCGTTCAGCCACACAGTAAATCAATCTGTTCTTGTTTATCGCAACGGTGTCCTACAGCGTCAGGGCGGCACGAACGACTACACGCAACAGCCGACAAACTCGACCATCACGTTTACGAGCGCCATGTCGGCGGGTGATATCGCGACCTTCATCATTATCGAGGACACCTCTCAAGTTCGCGTCTCGGGGCTGATGACTGAGGACAAGTTTACAAACGCTGACGGCCTGATCCCTTACACAAACCTAGCTGTCACTGACAACCAAATCCCGCAGTCCAAAGTGGACGGCATCTCAACTCTGCTCGCTAATCGTGGTCGTGTTTACGTGTCCGCCTCGCAACCATCCTCCGCCAACGCTGGCGATATGTGGGTAGACACAGCCGCCAGCCCCAACGTCCTAAAGTTCTACAACGGAACAGGCTGGCTCCTTACCTCACCCGACACAGGCATTCCAGCATTCTCGACATCGAACGCTTTGCAGTTTCTCCGCATTAACTCGACGGGCGGTGGCTTGGAATTTAGTGACGTTGACCAAACAGCCCTAGTTCCCAAAACCTATATGGGCGCAGCGGACGGCGTTGCTGGTCTCGACAGCACAGGTAAACTTCCTGTCGCACAGCTACCCGACACCTTCGCAACGCGCTCGTACTTCTTCCAGCAAACGGGCTCGGTAGCAAACGGGGTCAAGAAAGTCACTCGTGCGTTCAAACAAAACGTGCGGATCGATGCGGTCGCTGCTAAATCCACTTCGGGAACTTGCAACATCCAGCTTCGTGTCAACGGCACCAACGCTGGCGATGTGATCCCCGTCTCGTCAACCCTTACCGAGCAGAACCTCTCGGCATCAATCGCGGTGGATGCGACCACCGCCTCACGAGAGATCGGCTTCGAGATTACATCGCAAAGCTCGCTCACTGATATCGAAGTAACCTTGGCCTGCGTCATCACAAATGTCTGATAAGTTTGCCTCCCTCCTGTCCAAGCTCAGAAAGCAATACCCTCTGCTTTCTGACTTGATCGACAATGTTGATATAATTGACAGGCGTGAGCAAGGCATGGATAGCACGGGACGAAAACTCGAATGGCAAGAGGCGTACGATGATCGTTACGACAAGCATGTCATGGAGATTTTTGACCCAACGCTAAAGGGAAGCGAGCTAGACCAAGCGGTTCTTGGCGAGTTGCTTCATTCTGCTCATAAATATGTCCCAGAATACAACCAAATGCGTGAGCAGCTAAAGTCACAATTAAGCAACTCTGATGTGAATAACTTAATCGGCCTTTACGAGCAAAGTGGTGACAACCGCTCGTTCGACAAGTGGTTCGATCATAGCGGTCTCGACGCCTTTATTCGCGGACATGCAGTAGGCCAGTGGCCTGATAGCAAATATACAGACAGTCAAAAAAAACAAATCGACAAGATGATGGGTGTCCTACAAGGGAAAACAGATATGGATAAGAGCTTCAACCCTGCGGGAACGTGGGATCAAAGTCCCGAGGACGAGGCCGCAGGTATCGAGCGAGCCAAGCAAGGAGGCGGGCAAACTCTCGAGATGCCCGCTTACCAAAGCAACGCTCCCGAGACATCTTTGCGACCCCGCCTTCGTCCAGAAGACCCAGAAATGTCGAGCACCACAGGCATGATGGGATTGGACGCGCAGGGAAACTTAACGGAGTACGGCATCGAGCCTGACGTTATGATGGCGAATATGCAGGCGGATGGCACACAGTCTATTCTCATAAACGACCCCGAGCTTGAGATGCTAAAATCAATGCTGCCATCTACGCCCGACCCGACACCGTCTCTCGACTATGTTGCCCCCGAGGACGAGGCCGCCGTTCAGTTTCGAAATATGGATGTGCGGACATTATTTCCAGCCGTATACCGCGAAAGCGTTGAGACAGATGTTGGATCGGCAGGCCCGATGGCAACTTCTGGGTTGCACTATATAGACACTCGCGGAAACGGCGACAGATCAATGTTAGGAAACAAAACCCCAACTCACCTTCAAAAGTTACAAGACACAACCGAGAGCTTTGTCTCTTCGCAAATGTTTGTGTCGGCGATGGATCAAATGCGAAGCCAGCTAGATCGAGAAACCCAGCAAAACTTGCGGGGCTCAATGTTTGGCGAGCAAGGCGATGACGGCCTGTTCCATTTATTCGTGGGTGACGATGACACTGGCTATACCGAGATGACTTACGGCAAGGGCGAAGATGGAATGCGAGACGCAAAGCTCGACGCTCGTAAGGCGCTCAACTATGCGAGCCAGATGCTCGACTACAATATGGACGGCGGCTTTATGGGGCGCGTAGCGATGGCCCACACTTATCGAGGCTACGAGGATAACGACCTCGAAAGAATGCAGGCAGACTTAGCAAGAGAAGCACAAGAAACCGTGGCTCGTGACGGCTCGATGGGCAACCCCAACGTGGGAGCGAACATTGCTGCCATTCTCGAGCAGTCCGAAAAGATCGAGGACGAGCAGAAGCGGCGCGGCGGCAAGAAAGAAACGCAAGGCTTTGACTACTCGGCTCGCGTCCTCTCTCGAGAAATTTCCGAGAAAGCGAGAGGAAGTATGTAAATGGCTGGGCTCGCTGAGTATATAAACCCGTCTGCGTCTACCAAGCAAAAGCGCTACGAGCGTGGCAAGGGCTTTATGGATAGCGTTGACGACTTCATCGCTCCCGTAACGGGCGCAATATCTGGAGCGGTCTATGACTTTGAGGACGCGGTAACACCCTTCATTCCGCCCGAGCTACGCCACCTTCCGCTCTCCCCCAGCGACATAGGCGGCGGCGCTCTTACTCTCGCGCAGATGATCAACCCGCTACCCATGATCGACCAAGCCATGACCGACAGCGGTGACGCGGCAGACGGCACCCAGACAGTCGTGGGTGCGGACGGGCAGTGGTACGACCGCGAGCTTACGCTTGATGAACGTGCGGGGCTCGCCACGGGCTCGGCAGTAGAAGCCACAGCCGCAGCCCTGCCCGCCGCAATCTATGGCAGGGTCATGGGCAGCAGCGCAGGCTCGGCGATGACAGAAGCTCTGACGGGCTACACAGCACAAACCTCTGACGAGGTAGGCGAGGGCTTGGCAAAAGCCATAGCCAAGCAGACGGGCAAGCCCAAAGAAGGAATGACCCGCCGTACGTTTAACAAGGGGGCCGCCGCAACAGTGGCGGCAGGCGGCGCGGCAGTGGGAGCCAAAAACACAATAGGAGACGTTCTCGAGACGGTAGGGAAACGAGCGGTTAAGGTGGCTCCAAAAGTTATTGACGACTTTGGCGGTCGGCTTGGAGACATACTTACGAGAATTAAAGAAACGGGCGATATGGTGGACTTTCACGATATGGAAGCGGGAGCGTCCCAAGGCGGCGGCAACCTAATCCCAAATGATTACCACAACCTCAGAGAGCTTTTACCAAAGGATGCTGATGGCAATCTTCTCCCGAGAGACAACGGGCGCGGCGGCTTTTACGAGGGAGAGCCCGAATTTAATGAAGTCCATGATTGGATGTTAGAGAACGACATTGGCGGCCCATACAAAGCATATTGGGATGATGCCAACGCTTATGAAGGAAATTATTTCGGAGCGCAGACAGAGCTTTTCGATTTGGCGGGAGAGGTTGACGAGGCGGGATTTAGGGAAAGCCTAAAAGAACTAAGTTCGGACGAACTAGAGGATATGTCTATCGAGCTAGACGATTTCGCCGCAAACCGTTGGGCCGAAGACAACAATTTTAAACCTCAAGATCGCCAAAAAATAGAAGAACTCAGAATGAAAATCGCTGACGAAGTTGGGCGCAGAGACAATTTAGGAGATGAGGTCATGGAAGAAGTTGCAGGGGAGGACACCTTTTTCAAAGATGTCATCAACACGCGCAAAGCAAGGCTCGAGAAAGAAGCAGCCGAGGCAGCCGAGGAACTCGCCAAGCAGCAAGCAGACCAAGTTTGGTTTGAGAAATATCTGCCCGAGGGCTGGAAGACAGGCAACTTCTAATGGGACGACCCCGCCCATCAATATCGCATACATTGACCACAGATAGAGGAGGCCGACATGGCTTTTAGCACACAGATTTTTGGCCCGAACACGGGTATCTCGATTGCAAACCGCAAACAA